TCTTAAATGTCTATAGTTCTAGACTCATATTTGGCTATAACCATGGCATAGTGCTATTCAAGTTCTGTTCCAGCGTAAAACATTTTAGCCTTCTTAACGAACCCATAGTATGTACTGTCGTAAGGCAGGTTGCTTTCCGCGGGGATAGGGCAGTAACCTTTTTAACCGGCTATCACCGACCAATTGAACCCTAACTTCTAATTGTGAGCGGTGGCAAAAGCGAGACGCTCCCTCATGCCTTCTCTACCGTAAGCATCTCGGAGAGTGGTGGCAACAAGAGGTGTAACGTGCAAAACAATACCAACGGACGCTAAATCACCGTAATATTATCTTAAATCTCTGATATACCCGAAATTGTTAGGGGTAATAACCAGCGACGGGACAATCACACCTACCGGTTTGTATGCGGAATTCTTTGTCGGTATTTCACTAAAATATCTTTGATATACCAAGACATTGGCGCCGGTGTACGGTTTCAATGCCTTCATTGACATCAAGTTTTCGGGGCTTGTAGCTTAAATGTAACGTTTAACGTTAGCGAGTAGTTCTTCGCGAATGTTCTGACTCATTCTGTTTTTGTAGAAAAAATTAATGACACCGGTAAAGAGTCCTTGTGCAGGGATGTCAGCTAGCAACGGCATGTCTTACTCGAGCACCTTGACACCGTCAAATTATTTCATCTTTGCGGTCTTCGGAAACAAGGAGGGATAATCTCGCGAGTCAAGAATCTATGTGAATCTGACCCTCATCACATCCCGTATGGATCTGAAGTCTTTACCGTATTTTTTATCCAAAAACTTTCGTAACTGCTATGATGCCATATCAACGTACGAATTGTCATACATCTTATCTCTTATAGAGAACTTGACATGATTCAATTACTTTTAACTTAGGACGGTTTCAAATGCCTCACAAGATTTCTGATAACTGGTGAATTGCTAAGGCTCATCGCGGATCATTCTAAGCACTTTGTCAAACGGTTTGTAGTGCTCGGCGGCCTTCTAAGCGTACATGGTGGCAATGTCTCTAATGGCTTCATGAGCACCTAATGCCATCAGTAACGCCACAGCTTTGCCTAACAAAACACTAGCCAGGATCTAAGATGACCGAACGCATTTTTCATTTACGCACCAGCCAATTTTGGCGAAAACTCTCCGGGGGCATCTATAATTTAGGTAAACACCTTCTGATGTCCTAAAATTTCGTAACCCAATAAACTCAGCTTCACTTGGGTCATCATATATTTCTGTAGTTTATAAGAACCCAAGCTGCCTTAATATTACCGAAGCAGATTAGAACGCTTCGAGATCGTTGAAAAATATGATGTTATCGTCGCCCTCGACAATAACATCATAGTCATTTCCGCGTATTCTCCCCAGCTTATGGAAGGCAAACTATATCATAG